TCACGCCGCGCTGATCTTCACTTGGATCGGTTCCAAGCCGCGCGTATTGGCGTATAGGTTCGACATAGATTCGGTCAGATGCCCCAGTAATGCGCGCGTATCAACGCCACCTTGCTGCATGTACAGGCGCTTTGAGAGCGAGCGAATCTCGTGGAATGTTGGTGCATCGTCACCTGTAATCTTCGCCAGTTCCCGAGCCTCTCGAAATGCTGCCGTGATAGTTTCGAGGGCGACTGGATCGCCACGCTTTACCGTGCCTACCGGGCGAATATGGTGGATCAGATAGCGGCTGACGACGCCGGTCGATTTGCACCTACCAATCACATCTGCCAATGAGATGCCGATTGCATCTAGATGCAAGGCTATCGGGATGGCGATATGCACCTCGGTCTTTGAGCGCTTCGCGAGGATCGTCTCTCCCTTGACGGCAGAACGTTCCCACCGGCCAATGGTGGACCGGTCTTGCCCCGATACGATTGCCAACAACATGGCATTCTCCAGCCATTCGGCGACCGCCGGGGCTTTTTCGAGGGTTGCCTGAAACTCTTCCAACGTTAGGCGTCGCCGTTTGACCTTGACTTTGACCTTTTCCGTGACCGCGGCTGGATTCTTTTCCATCCACCCCAGTGCAATCCCCTTGTTGCAGACTTCGCTGATTCGACTGCGCAGTGCTTGAGCCGTACGCATCGTCCCTTTGTCTTTGACGGCATCGACCATTGCGGCAATGTCCTTTGTCGTCAGTGCATGGCATTCGATCGCGCCGATGGCTGCACGGATACGACGATCATAGCTGCGCTGCATGCTGAGCGTATTCGGCTTCAACCCTTCCGTCGGCATCTTGTCGAGCAGATCGCCTACGGTTTCCTTACCGATATCGATTCGCTCAGTCAGCGATTTGCGCTGCGTGACGGCTTCCGCTCGAGCGTTCGCCTCATTGGCTTCCTGGATGGCATGCGCGAGCGGGATCCGGCCAATAACGTGAGTTTTCCCATCGACCGGATTGCGCCAAGTAAAGTACCCTGGGCGCGGTTCATGAAGGTTGGGCGGGAAGTGCGCGCGTTTGCGCAGGCGAGGGCGAGCGGCCATGGTTATCCGAATACTCGTTGTGCGAGGCGCTGTTTCGCGCCGTCCTGAAAGATCGCTGTTTCTTCGACGTAGTAGGCACGACCGGCTTTCACAGGAGGTGGATAGATCTTTCCATCCCGCACCCATAAGCGCACGGTTCGTACCGCTGGCGCAGGGTCGAAGTTCTTTTCGGCCCATTTCTCAAGGCTGATTTTCATCTCGTTGCTCCAGATTCCAAAGTCGCCGCGTTGTGGCGATGATGCGTTCTGCTGCTTCCATCATTCCTTCTGCAATGCCCGGATGGCTTCAGAGCAGCGCCGATATTTCTTCGCGTAGACAAGAAACCGCTCATCATTTTCGAGAGCGGCATCTTCTTCAGCCAAGGTTGTCAACTTCTCGCACTCTGCAATAGCGGCATCCAGAGCCTGCTTGCGCGAGGCTTGCCATGCTTCACGGTAGCGTGGTCCGGCTCCTGGGTCGAAGAACACGAGACCATACTGTGCATCGCGATACGCACGCTTCGACTCAATGGCCCACTTCTCAAATTCCTCGTTCACGTTTTCTCTCCGATGGCTGCGCGGCTGTTCCATGCTTCGACGGCATCTATGCGAGCAGTTTCCCCAGTTCCAAATCCTTCGTGGAATGAGCCGTCAAACAAGCACGCGCCGCATCCGCAAAGTACAAACGTTTCTTCTTTGTCTCCGTACCACGGATCACCCTGTGGCTCGACATCCCGCCTCACTACTTCGGGCGCGCCCCCGCAAAACGGACACGGCTTCAATTCCTCGTTCATCCCATTCCCCATTTATCAGCGCCGAATAAACGGCGGTAAGGCGGTTAGCTCCGCCCGTCCAGCGAAGCGCGGGCTGCGGTGACCATCTGGCGATAAATCGTGGCGTGGCGCTTCTTCTGCCAGTTGTTCCATGTCCCAGGCGAGCAATTCTTCCCGCGCGTTGCATCAAGCATTTCATCCGTCGGCTCCACCGGGACGAGTTTCCAGCCTGATGGCGGGTTAGCCTCCCCGCTGCCAAGCTGGCTGGCGCGCTCCAGTGCAGCTTCGAGCTCGCGGATGCGCGCGATCATCGCCCTGGTAGCGTCCAAGCATGCCGACGTGCCATTTCGCTCCAGCGTGTCAATATCGAGTTTGTAGGTCTCAGCCATTCCCGCTCTTCGGTTCGGTGCGCGCCATGAACGCTAGAAAGCCGCGAGTGCATTTCAGACACAACAGCGCTTCGCCTTTGTGATTGACGCCGCCAGCGGAGCCGTCATATGTACGACCGCCTGTATGCCCTTGGTACTTGATCGTGGTTTCTCCCCACTCGTTGGCACCGGCGTCAATCGAAGCAATCTCATTGCCACAGCGGTCGCATTCTTTAATCGTGATCGTTCGAGTGCCCATCACACAGCCCCCTGTTGCCGCTCGCGCTGGATGGCGGCGTCGATAGCGGCAGACACTGACTCGTATCCTTCTGCCTCCGTCGCATTGTTAGGCGCACAGAACCATGTACCTTTGCGCGTCCACAGTCGATATATCGTGATGTGTTCGGCCAGCCATCGATACCGCTCCGCATCCCTCTTGTCCGCCTCGCCCGCCGCGTCTGCCGGATGAACCGGGCAAGGATGTCGCAGTGAGCCGTTCCCGGACGGGCAGGTGCACTCTGTTGGGGTGGTGCTAACGAACAGTTCGTAGTTGCCGCTTGGAATGTCGGTCTGCTCGAAGCCGTACGACTGCACGCGACCATCCTTCACTTCCACGCGCCCAATGCGTGCCTGCGCAGCGGGTGCCGGGGCCGGCTCGCAATCGCACTTACCTATGTATTCGCAGCGCGTGCACCTCGGCGCTGGTGCGGCGGGCGCGGCGAGTAGACGATTGGCCTGCGCAATCCGGCCCGCCATGCGCTCCTCCCAGCCCGGAGTGCTGTCGTTGTCGCACTCGTCCACTAATGCCCGCAGGGATGATTCGGCGGCGCTAGCCCTTTCCAATGCCGCAAGAAGACGATCCGCCAACCCCACCCCCTCCCCATTGCGGGCATCCGCAGAATGGGCGGCGAAACGATCCAGCAGAACGTTCGAGTAATCAACAAGCTTGGCTTTCACATGTTCGTCGGCATGGAAGTACCACTCGTCAATCATCGTTGCGATCAGCCCCGCTTGGCGTGCGTTGTGGTCGGTCATGATTGGTCCTTTGCTTTGGCGAGGATGGCGCGGGCGCGTTCGACTGCAATTCGCTTCGGGTGCTCATGTTCGAGCGGTACGCCGTCATGTAGGAGCAGATCAACACATGCTTCCAACACATACAGGCACTCATCTACCGTCACCCCTTCGCAGCGCCCAACGCTTCCGGGGCGGAGCGGATTTCAAACGTGTCGGGCGCAATCTTCGGATCGACAATTACAGACATGCCGAACAGAGTCGAAGATTCCGGGGCGGGGCGGGCGGCGATCTCAAGGGCTTCGCGAATCGCAGAGTTTTCAGCCAAATTGAGGCTGTAAGCGCCATCGATTTCTGCCCAGATTGCTGCGAGTTCTCGCAAACGCCCATTGGCGAGGACCGCTGTGTCCTGCCACTCAACAATTTCTTGAGCAAGGACTCGGCAATGCTCTCTGGCAAATGCCTTTGCGCGCTCCCGCACCGCTACACCCAGCGCCAAACCATCACTCTTTTCGCCCACGCTTTCGTTGCCCTTTTGGCGGTTCTTGTCGGTCATGGTGATCACTGTGTAGGGTGGGCGGACTGGCGACTGTCCCAACCAGGAGATGGCGTCGCGCGCTATTTATCGGGACTCGGCGTTGTCCCGCCGCCGTCCGCCCGTTGATCGGTTGCCGGTTACCCTGCGTCCGGCGTCGCGTCATTCCCCCGCGGTGGGGACTTTTTGCGACGGGTGACCAGCAGCGGTGCTGGTGCCAGCCAGTTGCCGGAGACTCGGCTTCTGACGTCTCATGGCGGGCCTACCTTCTGACGACCAGTGCTCGACCGGCAGTCGGATTGCGACGATGCTCTGCCGCGCGGCCCTCTCGGGTGCATTCGTTACTCGACGCTTTCCTGTGCGTCCTCATCGATGCCCAGGCTCATGTGCACTTCCTGGCCAAGCAGTGCCAGCAGCTTCGCCGACGTCTTTTCGTCCGGGTGCGCCTGCACGCGGAAGTTCACGAAGACGGTGCCGCCCTCCTGGAAGTCGAACGTCAGCTTGTTGATCTTCGCGTCGGCCAGCACGATGTCGTCCTGTGCGCGCACGCCGTTGTGGATGGCCAGGCGCTGGTGGTCCCAATCGCCCGCCCACTTCACCGGGCCGAGGCTCGGGTGCTTGAGGTTCGGCAGATAGCCGGCATCCGTCACGAGGTCGCCCTGCACGGACTCGTCCTTGTGATAGAAGCTCTGCTTCAGCATGGGCGAGAACAGGGACAACACGTCGTTGGACATGCGTGCCTGCAGCTTCAGGTCGACGGCCAGCACCGCGTCATCGCCGTGCTTCTCGTTGCGCGCGTTGATGTGGTTGATCTTGACCAGTTCGTTATCGAGTTCGAGCATTCGTGTGGCTCCGGTGGTGGTGGGGATCAGGCTGCCGAGAAATCCATTTCGCAGATCCAGCCGATAACCTGTTCCTCGGTGGCTTCGAAATGGCTGACCAGCGCGGCGATGATCTGCGCGTCGGTCGGACGGGAGGGATTCGCGGCGGGGCGGCGCGCGGCCTGCGCGGCAGGACGGGTGGCTACTGGAGTGGGGCGCTCGGCTGTCGCTGGTGCGGACGCTCGATCGGCGGCCTGTTCGTCGTGAGCCGCGGCGGCTTGCGCAGCCTGCTCGGCGGCGAGCTTGGCGGTGGCTTCGCGCTCGGCCTTGGTCTGTTCCTCACGGCGGATGCGCTCGCGCGTCGCTTCTTCCTCGCGCTGCTTGTCCAGCTTGTGCTTCTCGATGCGGTTCGAGACCACCATCTTGATGTCGTCGAGCTGGCGAGTGCACAGGCCAAGTCGGTCGGCAAACAGGAACTCGAAGCCCTTGATCGCCTCGTCCAGGTAGGCGATGTTGTCGCGGATGCGCTTCGCCGCGGCGTCGGCATCGATCTTCGAGTTCGCCAGCAGCGTGTCGACGGCATCCTGGATGCTTGCCACCGAACGCTTGCCCTTCGCCGCGCCGGCGAAGTCTGGCATGCCCATCTGGACAAAGGCGCCGCCGGTTTCATCTTTCAGCGCCTGCACGTGTGCTGCAAACGCGTCACGGCCGCCCTTGATGATGGCTTCCTTGACTTCCACCTTGCGACGCGTCACCAGCTTGTCCAGGTCCAGCCGCACGCGGCGGGCCTCGGCGCTGATGTCGTCGATCGTACGGAACAGCTCGTCGATGCTCTTCGTCTGCGACAGCGCATGCTGCTTGGCGGCGGCCAGACGGTCCTCGACCATGCCGCACCACTTGACGGTCTTCTCCGCGTCTGCGAAGTCCTGGTCGGACTGCAGGTCCTTGTTGATGCCGGCGAACACCGCCAGCGCGTGCTCGCGGTACTCGCGCAGGTTGCTCGCGGTCACCTGTCCCGTGACCTCGACGAACAGCGCGGGCAGCGTCTCGGGCGTGCGGCCCTCGGGCTTGGCCTCGATCTCGCTCGGCTCATACTCGGCAAGATCCTTATCGAACTGCGCCCAGCCATCACGGATGCGCTCGAACCACACCGGGTCGGGCGTCACGTCAGTCCAGACGAAGCGATCGCGGGTCCCATCAGAGACCGTGAAGCGCACGCGCGAGACGCCGGTGACCATCGCGATCTGCTGGCACTGCGGCATATGGTGGTCGGGCACTATGCCCTGGCGCACGAGAGCGGCCAGTTCCTCGTTCCACTGCTTGTGCTCGAAGGCGATGTCGTTGCCCATCGTGATGCCGTCGAGCGACGCCGATTCCTTGCCCAGCGAGCAGGTGACCGGGTACAGATCCTCGCCGAGGTCTTCCTCCACCAGCGGCCGCGCCAGCGCTTCGACCTCGTGCCCGCGGTCCAGAATGCGCTCCTGGACGAAGCGGCTGAACTCCTTCGGCATGGCCGTCTTCTTCATGTGCAACAGCTCGTTGCGCTTCATGTAGGGAGACAGGCCGAGCATCGCGGCCGCTTCGCTGGCGCCGTGATATTTGAAGCGGAAGGCCTCCCACTCGGGAGAGCCCTGCACCAGGTCGTGGACGACGTAATCAGTCATTCTCGTGGCTCCATGAATCGATCGTGTTCTTCTGCGCGTCGGTCAGGGGCAGGCCCTTGGACTCGATGAAGGTGATCATCTGAGCGACGGTCTTCTTCTTCGAGACGACCAGCTCGCGCCACGCCGCCTTGTTGGCGTCGAAGCGTGCCTGCGGGTAGCTCTCCGGCGCGGCTTGCTGATCGCGCGGTTTCTGTGTGCTGCGCGGCTGCTGTCCGCGCTGTCCGTCCTGCGCACCGCCGCCACCATCGTCGTCGTCGTCCTGCTCGGATAGGCCGGTGATCGCCTTCAGGGTGTAGCGCTCCAGGTAGGACTTCGTGCTGGCGCGCGCCTGAATGGCGTTCTTGGCGCCACCCGTGTCCGGCGGGCCGCCCATCGAGACGCTTTCCTCGTGGCCGGCGACATGCCGCAGGTAGCACGTCACCTCAATCCAATCCTTCTCGTCTTTGGTGAGGCGCCACGACGACGACAGGCCGTGCCGCGAAAGGGCCGGCGTGACTGTGTTCACGACCTCGTGCAGCTCGGCGTAGCCCTTACCGCGAAGCGGGCCGTCCGAGACCTGCTTGTTCCGGATGATCGTGACCGCCTCGGCCTTGAACGCGGCGAACGCGGCGTCGAACGCCTTCTTCGCTTCCTTCGCTTCCCAGCGGTCCTGTAGTTGCATCAGGCGCTCGAGGCGGTCGAGGTCCGCATTGCTCTCCACTGCGATACGCAGCAGGTCGGCGGGCGTGGTGGTGGCGATCGCGCTGGTCGGACGCTGCGCTGGCAGCGTCGCGGTGCGCGGCGATTCCTGCGGCTGGACGTCGATGACGTCTTCAACAGCGGTGGACATGTGTCTCTCCTGAGAGCGGGAGGGGTTAGAACAGGGCGCCGGCGGGGATGGCGACGGCCAGGTACCAAAGCAGCGGCGCGCAGATGACGAAGCCGGCCGCGCACGCGTATTCGATGGAGCGCTTGCGCTTCGCGAGCGCAAGCAATTGATTGGTGTCGGGGTCGTAGGTCATGCCAGCAGTTCCACGGCGATCTTCACCAAGGCGAAGCCGAGCGCTATCAGGGCGGCTGCGGCAAGCCGTTGGTTGTTGCGATTGATGGCGGTCTCGTCGCGCGGTTTCATCGGATCACCCATGCCGCAAAGAGCATCAGGGCCAGCGCGAGCAGCGGCGCGACCAGATAGAGCGCGAATGCAACGGCTGCCGCGCGCTTCATGGCGACACCATCAAGGCGAGAGCCGCGCCAATGGCAACCACCAGCGGCGGGGCCACGGCGATCAGCAGGGCGATGAAGAAGAAATCGCGGGTCACGATGTCGCCCTCGCCACGCGTTGCGCGGTGTGCATCGCGGCCTGGGCGTTGCCCAGCATCAGCCCGGCGTATTCAATGACGTGCTCGCGGTTGATCGCGCCCCAGCTCACGCGCTTGTGCGCGGCGGCGACGTAGTTCGAGAGCAGCATGGCGGCCTGCGGCTTGCGCGCCAGATCGTCGATGAAGGCGATCTCGGCGCTGGTGCCGTAGGCGTTGAGGGTGTTGTCGGTCGTCGTCATGGCGTCCGTCCCTCAGTTCGCGTTGTAGTAGCGCAGCACGCTGACCCACTCTTGCCCGTCAAGCCGTGAGGCCTTCATTGCTGGCGAACGGTACGCATCGATGCCGCTGGCATGCCGTTCGGCGGCGCGTTGCACGGCATCGCGATCGGCACCGCGGAACTCGATTTCCGTGATGGCACTGCCAGCAGGGCGGCGCAGCGTGCGCTGGCGGACGCCGGCGGGCATGGCCGAACCCCGGGGCAAGGGGATGTCGACGCGCGGGGCGCTCAGGCGGATGGCGCTCATTGGCGGCTCCCGAACGGGCCGCCGCATACGCCGAGGCCCACCAGGCCAATGGCCAGGCAGACGGCGAAGAGGGTCAGGGCTGTTGTCACAATCACTCCATCGGTGAGTTGATGGAGATCAGAATAAAGCAATGCTTACTCTAAATCAAGCATAGATTTATCAATGGGAAGCAATGCTTTGATAGGCGGCAAAAGAAAAGCCCGCCGAAGCGGGCTTCTGATGCGAGGGCAGCGCTTTACTGCGCCAGCACGACCCGCTTCACTTCGCCTTCCTTGACTTCGACTGCTTGAAGGAGAGAGCCGCCTTGGTTGAGCGCGCCCACCTGCCAGACGACGTGAGTTTGCAACCACCACTTACCGGCAGGAATTCGATCGAATCTGAAGTTACCTTGGGAATCGCAGGCCTGCTCGCGGGCGTCCGCCTTGTATGCGGGCACATCAGGTTCGAATCGCAGCCGCTGCTGAAGGGCTTGGCTTACAGTTATGAAGCCGTGCTCGTCGTTACCGTAGATGTTGACCAGGCGCTGCATCCCGTATTGGGAATAGGGAATTAGGTAGATCTTCGTGCCGGCGCAGCTCTTCGCCTCTCCACCACGGGTGCGCAGCACTGCTTGCCCTTCAATGGTGGCGGTGCCTTCGCGCTTCGCCCACGTCATAGCTTCGGGGTTGTACCGGGCGCCCAAGGTCACTACTCGCGGCTCGGGTTGCGGAACCGCGCATGCAGCCAAAGTGAATGCGGCGAGGTACAGGCCAGCACGACAAATAGACAGCATTTATCCCCTCCTAGAAATCGCCCATTCCAGAGCGATATTTCACACGCCCCACCACGTGGATGTGCTCCACGTCGTCGGCTTCCACCGTAATCGCCTCGTAGCGCTCAGCGTTGTCGCTGATGATCTTCAATCCGCCGTTAGGCAACTGACGTAGGCGTTTTACCAGCATTTCACCAGCGTAGACCAATGCGAAAACCCCACCGTTGGCGGGTACCCGTTTGTCAGCGCTGTCAACCAACACCGTGTCATCGTCAAACAGCCGGGGTTCCATACTGTCACCAGTGACCTTAACTGCAACCAGGTTCTTTGGCTTCGCGTCGAGCCTCCGGATGTAGTCAGCCTGGAAGGGAAGCGGCTCTTTCTCCTCGATATGCCACGACTGTCGGCCTTTGCCAGCGGACAGTTCTACGTCAATGCGTTTCACAAGAACTGTGGACTCCGGGGGCAGCTCGTCGAGATTGTTATAGATCGAGATGGGGCGCGCGCTGAAGCTGGTCACCGTGCCACCGCCTGCCGCTACGTGTGATTCGGCACCGTTGATCAGCCATTGAACGGACTTTCCCGTCAATTCGGCCAACGCGGGCAACTGGCCTTTCCCGATGCGACCGGTCTTTTTCCACCCATTGACCGCTTGGGGCGTGACACCGCACGCCTGCGCAATCTGCGCAGCCGTCTTGCCCGACTGTTCAATGGCTTGCGTTATGCGCGCGGCAACCGATGCGGTGTCAGATGAACTTTTCATGCGCGGGATTACATCATTGCTTTCAACGACGAAGCAATGCTTGATGTTTGGCAAGCAATGCTTTATGTTTGAGGTCATGAACACGATCAATCTCGAAGCCCTAGCGGCAATCCGTGAGGCGGTCGAAGCTGCCAAAGGCCCGAGCAACCTTGCTCGAGCGGTCGGTGTCTCGCCTCAAATGGTCACCCAATGGACTAGCGACGACCCGAAACGCCATCGACCGGTCGCGGCGCCGCATTGTCCTGCCATCGAGAGGAATTTCGGGATCAGTCGCAAGCGCCTGCGCCCCAACGACTGGCACAAGTACTGGCCGGACCTCAACGAACAGCCCCACGCCGCTTAAGGAACTCCCCATGAAACGCTGGTTGGAAGGAGTCCTATGCGCCCTGGGCATGTTCCTGGTTTTCGTCATCACCGCGTGGGCACTCGCTTGGCTGTTCCACTGGCTGCCTTGGCCACCGAGGGGTTGAACGAATGAAGCGGATCCTACTTTTCCTGCGCCGCCGCCTGCTTCTGCGCGTTCACGTTGCTCGCGGGATTGTTCTGCGGCCCGGTGACTCCGTGCTGGTTTTCCTGCCGGGGCAATTGCTTGCAGCGAAGAACACCGCCGACATCCGGGCTGCATTCGAGAAGAACCACCCCGGGGTGACTTTGGTATTTGGAACTGAAGAGGGGCACGTCGTTGTTCTTTCCGCTGACCCAGGTCGTCGCGAGAGCAACGACGAAGGCCAGGGTGGCGGTGTAAATGCCAGTCACTGACCAGTGGGTGGACCGCCAAATGGCACATACGCCGTTCCGGACGCGAGACAGCAGGCACAGCTCTATGTACGGCTGCCCCACCTCGTCTTGCCATCGGCGGTCTCGCCAGAGCAGGTGAGCCAAGCGGCTGTGCTGTTTTTCCATGCGTACCCCTTTCGTGGGCGGTTGAGAAGGTGAGATGTCTCGATTGTTTCATGGCCGTGGGTACGCACCCTAAAAGTTCATAAAGCGTCGTTGATCGACGCTTTATTTGGCCCCCACGCCGACTGTGGTGGCAACTGTGGTTTCGATTGAATTTTCCAATCAGGAGAACAAGAAATGCGGGTAGCCGAACAGCCGCAAACCGGCGCAGGCAAAGGGTTTAAAGGTTTTTCGACGGGTGGTGCAGGTCGCTTTTTCCCCGATGGTGTCATCGCCAGCCTCGGCACGTTCCGGGATGCCTGCGCGCTGGCCTGGGAACACCGCTCGAACGAGAGTCTGACGTTCCAGATGCTGGCCGTGATGGCCGACCTGCAGCCCCAGCACGTGGGCGAGTACTTCCAGCGCGACCCGATCAATTCGAAGGGCAATGCCCGCCGCCCGTTGCCGGCGGAGAAGCTGCACGCCGTCGAGGCAGTGCTGGGCAACAGGATTCTGAGCCAGTACCTCATGCACCGCGGGGCCCTGACGATCATGGAAGCGGTGCTGGCAGCGAGGGGTGCATGACGTATTTGGAAGCGATCGACGTGGCCACGCAAGCCATGCAAGACGCGGTGGAGCAATGCGGGGAAGACGACATCCGGTTGACCAAGGCTATCGCCCAGGCCAAGCAGGATCCGCGCGTCGCAGAAGCATTCACCGTTGTGGGCCTGCACGACCTGCTGGCCGAACAGAACACGCAGCACTAGGAGCGAACCATGGACGCCCAGCAATCCCAGCGCGCTCAGATGGCATGGATCAACGAGCTTCTGCACCGCATGACGCTCGCCAATACGACCGACGTGCGCATGCAGCTGTGCGTCGAGGCCAAGAAGGCCATCGCAGAACTCGTCGAGCCGAACGCTGACCGCGATCCGTTTGCGGAAGAGGTGCAGGCGCTAATTGCTGCGTCCAAGGCGCTGAACATCTATGCGCTCATGGAACTCCGCGAAATGGCCGAATCGTTGGCAGCCGCCCGCAAGGAACCTGTTGGGTTCAAGGGATAGGGGTTGTACGTGGAAGAACAGCAGGTGCCTCAGCTAGAGGACGGATTCACCAGGATCGCCAACGAGCTGCTGGAAGCCATTCTGGGCTTCGGATTCACGCAGCGCCAGTTGCTCGTGATGCTGACCGTGGTGCGCAAGACCTACGGCTACGGCAAAAAGGAAGACGACATGTCTGCTTCGCAAATCGCTCAAGTCTGCAATATGCACCGCCCCCACGTCTCTACTGTATTAGGCGAACTGGAGCGAATGAACGTCATTAATAAATCGTCTGGACGATTTGGGATGATTATCGGGATTAATAAGTTGTACGGCGAATGGATCGGTTTTGATAAGGCTCCCAAGGCAGTCGCGAAGTCACCGGTAGAGGTCCCTGCTAGTACCGAATCGGTACAGGGGTGTACCAAATCGGTACAGGGTGAAAGTGATCCGCAAGCTAGTACCGAATCGGTACAGGGTGTACCGAATCAGTACTCAGGGTGTACCGAATCGGTACAGGTCGCTAGTACCGAATCGGTACACACAAAAGAAAACCTTCCAAAAGAAACACAAAAGAAAGGTCGCGCGCGTCGTTCGGACGTGTCCTTGGCTGATTGGCTCGCAGCATGCCGAGACGCCGGTCTGAAGGCCATCCCTGAAGACGATCCGATTTACGATTATCTCGACAAGCAGGGTATGTCGGTCGACATGCTCCGCCTCTGCTGGCTGGAATTTCGTCGCAAATATTCCGACCCGAGTAAAAAACAAAAAGACTGGCGCGCCCATTTTCGGAATGCGGTTCGTGAAAACTGGTATGGCCTCTGGTTTGAAAGGGACGGTGAATATCTGCTGACGACTCGCGGGAAACAAGTCGAACGTGAACACCGCGAAGCTCATCGGGAGGCCGCATGAACGCGCCCGACGACTTTCCGCAGGCCCGCGTGCTGCACAGCAACGAGGCCGAGCAGGCCGTGCTGGGCGGGCTGCTGCTCGACAACGACGCGATCGACCGAATCAACGGGTTGGACGCCGCGCATTTTTACCGCGACGACCACCGCGTGATCTACGGCGCCATCGTGCGCCTGGTCTCGGCGAACAAACCGGCCGACGTGCTGACCGTGTTCGAGCAACTGCAGGTCGAGGGCCGCGCCGAACGAGTGGGTGGGCTGTCGTACCTGAACGCCGTGGCGCAGAACACGCCCAGCGCTGCCAACATCGCCCGCTATGCCGAGATCGTCCGCGACCGCGCGCTGCTGCGCGACACCGCCGCCACCGCGCGCAAGGTGCTGGAACTGGTCGAGACGCCGGGGCCGATGAAGGGCGCCGAGATCGTCGACAAGGCGCAGGGTCTGCTCGGCCAACTGGCCCAGGTCGGCGTGCAGCGTGGCCCAAAGATGCTGTACGACCTGATGACCGATTTCGTCGAGCGCGTCGACGAGCGATACCACAGCCGTGTCGAACCTGGCGTGCCCACCGGCATCGGCTCGCTCGATCGCGCGCTGAACGGCGGCTTCCACGACGGCAACCTGATCATCGTGGCCGGCCGCCCATCGATGGGCAAGACGGCGCTGACTACCGATATCGGGCTGAACATGGCTGACGCCGGCCGAAGCGTGCTGCTCGACTCGATGGAGATGTCCGACCAGGAGCTGGTCGCCCGCGCGGCAGCGAACCGTGGCGGCATCCACCTGTCGGCGCTGCTGAGCGGCCGGCTAGGCGACGGTGACTGGCCGCGCCTGACGCACGCCATCCAACTGATGGGCGACATGCGGTTCGCTATCGATGACACGCCGGCCATGACGCTGCTGGAGGTCCGGACCAAGGCCAAGGCGCACAAGCGCAAGTTCGGCCTGGACGCCTTGATCGTCGACTACCTGGGCCTGATGTCCGGCGGGGAGGAAAAGATGCGCACCCAGCAGATCGGCGCCTACTCGCGCGGTCTGAAGGCGCTGGCCAAGGAACTGAACATTCCGGTGATCGCGCTGGCGCAGTTGAGCCGGAAAAACGAAGAGCGCCCGGACAAAAAGCCAATTCTGTCGGACCTGCGCGACTCGGGCGACATCGAACAGGACGCGGACGTCGTGATCTTTGTGCACCGCCCGGAGATGTACGACCCGAGCAACGACGAACTGAAGGGCTACGCCGAACTGCTGATTCGCAAGAACCGGAACGGCGCGCTATGCGATGTGCCGCTGCTGTACCGCGGCGCGGTGACGAAGTTCGATGAATGGACGGGCCCGCTGCCGATGCTGAGCTACGGCCCGGCCGTCCGCAAGCGCGGCATCGCCGCCGATCTGTGAGACCGACATGACAGACCTGTTCGAAACCATCACGAAGGCAGACGAGGCGAAGTGGCCGTTTCCCAGCGAGCGCAAGCGCGCCGAGCGTCAGGTGATGGAAGCGCTCGCGCACCGCGAGCTAGCGCCGATCACCCGTGCCAACATCCACGCAGAATTGGGTACGCCGGCCGCCCAGACTTCCGATTTTTCGCCTTCAGATGAGGTGCCGAAAACGGACATCGCCATCTGCAACGCCAACATCCTGGCCATCGACATCGGCACTACCACGGGCTGGGCGCTCGGCCTACGCGACGGGACGCTGCGCAGCGGCAGCGAGTCGTTCGCGCCGCGCCGCAACGAGGGTCCTGGCCAGCGCTGGCTGAAGTTCCAGGCGTGGCTGGGCCAGCGCGCCCAGATCGCCGGCGAGATCCAGGCCATCTACTACGAGCGGGTGCTGCGCCACACCGCAGTGCAGGCGGCGCACGTCTACGGCGGCTTCGAGGCGCACCTGCAGGCTTGGGCCGACCGCAACCGCGTCCGCCTGGTCGGCGTGCCGGTGTCCGTCATCAAAAAGTCGGCGACAGGGAAGGGCAACGCGAACAAGGACGCCATGGTGGCGGCCATGCGCGAGCGCGGCCACCGCGTCGTCGACGACAACCACGCAGACGCGCTGGCGCTGCTCGAATACGCACAAAAGCAGGAGGCATGATGGAGAAGAACTGGAACGGCTACTGCACCTACTGCGGCGGCTTCGGTCACCGCGCTTCGAGTTGCACGCGGTGGAAGAGCATTCGATTGGCGAGGCCGGCATGAGCGCACACCCGAACGGAAACTGCCTGAAGTGCCGGAAGCCATGCCAGGTGTTTGGCTGTCGGTGGTGCGCGGCTTGCTATTACCCCGGGATCGACGAAACCTACCAGCGCTACCGCGACATGATCGAGGAAGGCTATACGCGCTATCAGGCGAAGGTCATGTCTGGCTGGGGCGATCCGGACGAGGCAAAGGGGGATTGAGTGATGGCGCTCTACCGCGAGTTCACCCTGAAGTCGCCGGGCATCTGGCCCACGGTGCTGGCCTTCATCAAGGCCAACGCCGCGGCATGCGCGGAGAAGGGCACGCCCATTCGGCTGATCGTCACGTCGGAAGAGCGGCGGCGCACCGCGGAGCAGAACGCCTACTACTTCGGCGTGGTCCTGCGCGACATCGCCGAACAGGCATGGGTGGATGGCGAGCAGTTCGGCACGGCCGCCTGGCACGAGCACTTTGCGGAGCAGTTCGCGCCGCGCGAAGAACTGCGTCTGCCCAGCGGCAGGCTGGTAACGCGTCGCAAATCCACGAAGGACTTCACCGTTGCCGAGTTCAGCGAGTACCTGACCAAGGTGCAGGCCAGCGCGGCAAACGACTATGGCGTCTCGTTCGATGGAGTGATGACATGACGTTGCCAAGGACCACGCAGTTCGGCGCGCGGCTCAAACGAGCGCGGCTGGAGAAGGGCTGGGGCGTGCGGCAACTGGCCAAGCTCTCGGGCGTCGACTTCCGCACCATCTACCTCTACGAGGATGAAGGCCGCTCGCCCAACATCGAAGGCGCGGCGCGGCTGGCCCAGACGCTCGACTGCTCGCTGGACTGGCTGTGCGGGCTGGATGCGCCGGCCGGCAAACAACCGATTTGTTGTAAATCGGAAATACAACCTGTGGGTTGTGAGGTGTCCGCATGACGCTGCCGGCCTATATGTTCCGCGACCCGGCCGAGGTCTATGAGCAGACCGAGGCGCGCAGTTGCAAGGGCTGCATTTACGAGAAGTCCGCCCGGCTGATGGGCACCACGCACACGGTATGCACGAAGCTGCTGCCGGGCGGGAAACGAAGGAATCACGGCAAGCGTTGCCAGTTTTACGGGGAAAGCAAATGACCGACAAACCGCTGTTCGCAGACGTCTCGCACGCGCTGCACGTCTCTTACCTGGTGCTGTCTTTGCCGCCGCGGCAGAAGGCGCCGTTCCGCAACATGCTGATCCAGCTGCTCGAGGCGCTTGACGAACCAACGGCCGCTCAGGAGAAGTGGCTGGCCGAGCTTCGCGGCGCCGTCGCCGGCGGCGGGTATGACCCGGACCGGCTGACCATGGATGAAATGCGCGCCCAGTACGCGATGGTCACAGACGCGGCGAAGACGCGGTTGCCGTCGCCTGAGTATGCGGTGGTGCTGGCGCGCTATGGCCACGGTCCCGACAAGCTGGCCGGGTGCAAACGGCTGGCGCTGTACGCGCGCCGATCGTGCGGCTTGACTGCGCTGGGCCTGCTCACCAGCCTGGCCGTGCGCCACTATCTGCCGCGCAAGCAGCGCGACGGCTACAGCCTGCGCGATTTGGCCGACAAATCGAAGGTGGGCACCGACCGGGTGTTTCGGGCGGCGAAGTGGATGGACAAGAATTTCCGCGCACTGGAGGCGCTGGCGTTGGAGCGTCTTGAGCCGTCATTCGTGGCCCACGGTCTCGTGCCGGACCGTACAGCATGCGACTCGGCGGAATCCGTTGCCGCATAAGGGATAGCGCCGAAAATAGACTTGCGTTTTTCAAACAAGCGATGTAGATTTCACCCAGACTAAGCCAAGCCCCGCCCGGTTCACTCCGCGCGGGGCTTTTGCATATCAGCCGATCGTTTGTTTAAAGCCCCAGGCGATTACCTCTTGAGCTAGTTTTCGGGCCACTTCTTTCGTGCCGCCGCTGACGGCAGCCGTGATGCGCTTACCGAGTGAATCGGTACTGCCCAGCGACGATGGCGTCGCCTGGAGAGCGGAGAGTCCCTTTGCCGTCAGTTGTGCTGCGTAGAAGCGGCCGGACATGGATTGCTCTAAGCATCTGATGTAGCCCTCGTCGATGAGCCATTGAACGGCGTGCATGATGGGCTCGTATTCCTCCTCCATGGTTCCGACGCTTTCCTCACTGTCGTCACGCTCGGGATAGGTGAAGCGATCGTCGTCGATGTCCACCGGGACAGGGAATCGCTCGTATAGCAGTGCGAACGTCTGCGAGACGTGGTCATTGAAAGCGTCAATGTTGCTTGGCTCGGACATGGTCACCCTTTAGGAATTGGTCCGGTAGTTTCCCATATCAGGTGCATCTGCAATGGCCAAGCAACGAGGGCGCCTGCCCATGCTGGGCGGCAGGGTGTCGGCGGCCGGCTCGCGAACACCGACCATGCAGCCGGGTTCGTGGCGCACCAGCGCCCAGACCAGCAGCCAGCGCGGGTACGACTACCGCTGGCAGAAGGCGCGCGCAGCCTTTCTGCGTGAGCACCCGTTCTGTGTGTACTGCCTGCGCGAGCGGCGCATTGCCGCCATGGCAGTGGCCGACGTGATCGTGGAATGCGCGGCACGCGGTATCCCGCTGCCCTATGGCAACGTGGTCGACCACATCGTGCCGCACCGGGGCGACCAGACGTTGTTCTGGGATCAGGCGAACTGGCAGACCTGCTGCGCCACGCACCACAGCCGCGACAAGCAGCGGCAGGAGATCGCACCGTGATGCCGCCCCTGAAGACCAACCACACCAACGCCATGCTCGGTGCCCCCAGTGGACTGGGACCCGGCAGTGCATGGCGAGTGCATTGGCTTGCCCGTGCACCGTGACCAGCAGCAGGGCGTCTGGCTCTCGTGGTATCAGCCGACCGAGCAGGACATTGCCAACATCCTGGCAGGCGTGCCCATCCGGCTGTCCGTATTCGGTAATGGACACCCGCCCGTCGCGATCTCGGTCACAGCGGGCACCGAACCCCTATGAAAGTGCGCATTTCGACGCATGTTGCTCAGAAAATGGGCAGGAATGGGCCGAAATGAGCACAAGGGAGGGGTGGGTCGGAAGTCTAGGTGACCTTTTCGGTCTAGACCGCCCGTTCACCCACGCAGAGGTTTTTTCTCCGGCCGGAATTTCAGCCCGACCGGGTTATTGCGCAAAATTCGAAATATGGCGAGACCGACATACAAACCGACCGTGGCGACGCGGCGGAAGGTCGCTATTGCCGCTGGCGCAGGCATGTCGCACGAGGAAATCGCCATCGGCTTGGGCATTTCCCGCAACACGCTGGAAAAGCACTTCGAGGCCGAGCTGTCGCATGGCGCGTATGCCAAGCGGCTCGAGGTGCTGGTAGCCATGCACGCCGCCGCGAGGAAGGGCAACGTGGCCGCGCAGAAAGCGTACACCTCGATGCCCATGCCGCGCGCCGCTGCTACGCCGCTGCCGGCTGATGAAGCTGGCGCGCCGAAAACCAAGGCCGCCGCCAAGGGCAAGAAGGAGCAGGCTCACGCTGACGCGATCGGCGCGCAGGCCGGTACCGACTGGCAAGACCTGTTGCCCGGCTCGTCCGCATTGCAATGACGTGGGATCTGTCCTGCCCGGACTGGGAAGACCGTCTGCGGAATGGCCGCTCGCTGGTGCCGAACCTGCCGATCGACGTCGCGCGCGGCGATCGCGCGGTGGCGGTCTTCAACAAGCTGCGCCTGGCGGATGTGCCGGGCACGCCGACGCTGGCCGAGGCCGGCGGCGAATGGTTCCGCGATATCGTGCGCGCGCTCTTCGGCTCGCTGGATCCGGTGACGCGCGAGCGTGCCATCCGGGAACTGTTCCTGCTGGTGCCGAAGAAGAACAGCAAGACGACGAACGGCGCGTTGCTGATGCTGACGGCGCTGCTGCTCAACGAGCGGCCGAACGCCTCGCTGATCATGACCGCGCCCGTGCAGGACGTCGCGCAACTCGCGTTCGATGCCGCGGCCGGAGCGATCGCGCTCGATGACGTGCTCGCAAAGAAGCTGCACGTGCGAGAGCACCTGAAGACGATCGTCCACCGGGAGACGAAGGCCGAGCTGCAGATCATGTCGTTCGATCCCGCCGCGCTGACCGGGCAGAAGCCGGTAGCGGCGCTGATCGATGAGGTGCACGTCGTCGCCAAGATGAGCAAGGCCGCGAGCGCGATTCGTCAGTTGCGCGGCGGCATGCTGCCGTACCCCGAGGCGTTCCTCGCCTTCATCACCACGCAGAGCGAGGAAGCGCCGGCCGGTGTGTTTCGTGCGGAGCTGCTGAAGGCGCGCGCGATTCGCGACGGGCGCCAGCAGGGCGCCATGCTCCCTGTGCTGTACGAGTTCCCCGAGGCGACGCAGAAGCGGCTGGACGCGTGGCAGGACCCCGCGAACTGGTCGATGGTCACGCCGAACGCTGGCCGATCGATCACGATCGACCGTCTGGTGCAGGAATTCGAGACCGCTCGAAGCACGAGCGAGGAAGAACTGCGCGCCTGGGCGTCGCAGCATCTGAACGTCGAGATCGGCCTGGCGCTGCGGTCTGACAGCTGGGCCGGAGCCGAGCAGTGGGAGAAGCAGGCCGCGCCGAAGCGCTGCACTCTCCCTGCGTTGCTGCGCAGCTGCGAAGTGATCGACGTGGGCGTGGACGGCGGTGGGTTGGACGACTTGCTCGGGCTGGCCGCCGTGGGCCGATGCCGGGAAACCGGGGACTGGCTCGCGTGGTGCAAGGCTTGGGCGCATCCGATCGTTCTGGAGCGCCGCAAATCCGAAGCAGCGAAGCTGCTCGACTTGGCCGGCTCCGGCGATCTGGTGATCGTCGACGCGATTGGCGATGACGTGGAGCAACTGGCGCAGGACGTCCTGCAAATCTACGAAGCCGGGCTATTGGACAAGATCGGTGTCGATCCGAGCGGCATCGGCGCCGTGCTTGACGCATTGTCCGCCGCCGGCATCCCGGAGAAGAACGCCAATGGCGAGGACATGATCGTCGGCATCACGCAGGGCTACAAACTGAACGGCACGATCAAGACCACCGAGCGAAAGCTGGCGGAAAGCACGCTGTGGCACGGCGGCACTGACCTGATGAACTGGTGCGTCGGGAATGCGAAGGTTGAGCCAAAGGGCAACGCGATCCTGATCACGAAGCAGGCCAGCGGCACGGCGAAGATCGATCCGCTGATGGCACTGTTCAGTGCGGTCGAACTGCTATCCCACAATCCAAGGCCGGTAGGCGATCTCGCCGGCTTCTTCGCAAATCCCATCATCGTATGAAGCTGAACGTACCTGTCACAGTCGCTGTGGGCGCGGGCGCGGCCGGTATTGGGCTTTTCATCGCCGGCGTGTTTGTACTGGCCGGCACAGGTTGGGCCATGCTGGCCGGCGCTGCGCCGCTGCTGTCGCTGTCGGCCGTAACTTTCCGGGGGTTGATGCGTGTCGCAGAATAGCCTGGCATCGATCCTCGCTCGCGGCGTCGAGCGAAAGTCCATTGGATCAGCGGAAAGCGGGTTCTTCTCCCGCTGGAACTGGAACCGCGGCGTCTCGTGGTCGGGGATGACCGTCAACGAGCAGACGGCACTGAACAACGACACCGTCTGGGCGTGCGTCAAACTGATCTCGGATACCGTATCCACGCTTCCGCTGGGCTTGTACGAACGCCAGCGCGATGGAACCCGGGCACCGGCTACAGAGCACCGTCTGTATGACGTGCTTCACAACGAGCCGAACAGTCACATGTCTGCCGTGACGTTCTGGCAGGCAGCCGTGCTGTCCATGCTCCTTTGGGGCAACGCTTACGCCGAAGTCGAGCGCATCGGTGCCCGGATTGTCTCGCTGGAATTCCTCGATCCCGCCCGGGTAGCGGTGATGCGCGGCCGGACCGGTGGCCTCGAGTACCGGTACACCGACTATGACAGCACGCAACGGACCATCACGCGCGACCGGATGTTTCATATCCCGGCGTTCACCCTGGACGGCGAAATTGGTATCTCGGCCATCCAGTACGGCTATAACTCGATCGGCAGCGCCATGGCTACGGACAAGGCCGCCGACGAGACCTTCAAGGACGCCACGCGCGCTAGCGGCCTTGTAACGATGGACGCCGCGTTGACCCCAACGCAGCGCGAAGACGTCCGTGCGCACGTCAAGACAGTGTCTACGAATGGCGGCGTCTATGTACTCGAGAAGGGCACCGGATTCACATCGCTGAAGTTCAGCCCCGCCGACGCGGAGTTGCTGGCCAGCCGATCATTTTCGGTGGAAACGATCTGTCGCTGGTTTCGGGTGCCGCCGGTCATGATCGGTCACGGCGACAAGCAGTCGAGCTGGCCGACGAGCACCGAGGCACAGGGCGCGCTGTTCCTGCGCTACGTGCTGCGTTCCCTGATCTCGCGCATTGAGCAGGAGATCCGCCGTTCACTGTTGACGCCGGCCGAGCGCACGCGCTACTTCGCTGAGTTCGCGATCGAGGGTCTGCTCCGCGGCGACAGCGCCGCGCGGTCGGCGTTCTACTCGACCGCGCTGCAGAACGGCTGGATGACCCGCAATGAGGTGCGCCGCCTGGAGAACCTTCCGCCCGTTGAAGGCGGCGACATCCTGACGGTGCAGTCCAACATGATGCCGATCACCATGATCGGCACCGCGCCGCCGCAGGCGACCACGGTACGGGACGCGCTGAAGCAATGGCTCGAGCTCGACCCCAAGGAGAAAGCATGAAACGCAAGTCGGCGACGGGCCTGAAGGTCCGGGACTTCGCCTTCGACGTGAAGAGCGTTGAAGACGATGGAATCTTCATCGGTTACGGGTCGGTCTTCGGCAACGTCGATGGAGGCGGAGACGTTGTCATGAAGGGCGCGTTCGCTGCTAGCCTGGCGGCGAGGGCTGCAAAGGGTCGGAAGTTGCCGATTCTGTGGCAGCACCGCAGCGGGGAGCCGATTGGCGTCTACGAAGAGGTGAAGGAGGACGACCACGGCTTGCTGATGACGGGGCGGCTGTTGAAAAAGGAGGTGCAGCGCGCCGCAGAGGCCCATGCGCTCATGAAGGCCGGAGCTGTGACGGGCATGTCCATCGGGTATGGCGTGGTGGACGACCGCTACGATGCCAAGAACGGTGTCCGGTACCTGAATGTGCTCGACCTCGTCGAAACGAGCATCGTCACCTTTCCGATGAACGACGACGCGCGTGTCGGCGTGGTGAAGTCGATCGATACGATTCTGAAGGCCGGCAAGCTACCGAGCCTTCGCGAGTTTGAGGATTTCCTGTGCGAGGCAGGGTTCTCGAGAACGCAGGCCAAAGCTGTCGCTGGCAATGGCCTGACGAAACTGCTTGATCGGTGCGAGGCCGATGGCAACGCCAGCGACGCGCTGAAGATGCTGGAATCGTTCCGCATCCCACAGTAACCAATCCCTGTCTCTCACATACGGCCGCCACGTGCGGCCATTTTTCATTGGAAAGGTAATCCATGAACACCATCCTGATCGGCCTTTCGGCCATGCTGGTGGCGGCCCTGGTGCTGCTGCCCGTCTTCCACGCTCCGACCCGTGAAAAGGTCGGCGCGTGCGCGTACTCCTTCGGCTACGCAATCTATGGCGTGCTGTTCCGACACATGGTCCGGACCGGCATGATCCTCTGTGACAGCGACGTCGAGATCAAGGAATCGATGGAAAAAGGCCTGGCGAAGGTCTCGGACCAGGTGAAGGAATGGGGCGAAAAGGCCATTGCCGAAGCCCAGAAATCCGGCGAGCTGTCCAAGAAGACGCGCGAGACCGTCGACGAGCTGCTGATCAAGCACAACGATCTGGCGGCCGAAGTGCGCGACATGGAAAAGAAAATGGTCGAGCGCAAGGGCAATGGTGACCCGGAGCGTCAGAAGTCGCTGGGCGAACAGATTGTCGAGTCGGACACCTTCAAGCGCTACGTGGAGAACGGCAAGCAGGGCTCCATGAAGCTCGAGCTGAAGGCCGTCACCTCGGCCAACGCTGGCGCGTTGATTCGCCCGCTGTATGAAACCGAGCCGGTGAGCCTGCCGAAGCGCCGTTTCACCATCCGTGATCTGCTGCCCGTCGTGCCCATCCAGACCAGCTCGGTCGACTATCCGAAGCAGTCGTCGCGCACGAATGCTGCGGCGCCCGTCGCGGAATCGGCGGCCAAGCCGTACTCGGATTATGCGTGGACCAACGCAACTGCGCCCGTGCGCACCATTGCCCACCTCGCCAAGCTGACCCGCCAGGCGATGGACGATGCGCCGCGCCTGGTCGGCGAGGTCGACGCCGAAATGCGCTATGGCCTGGGTCTGGTCGAAGAAGCGCAGATCCTGAACGGCAACGGAACCGGTCAGAACCTCAGCGGCATCATGACGCAGGCCACGGCCTACGCCGCGCCGATCACGATCGCAAGCCCCACCTCGATCGACATGCTGCGCCTCGCCATGCTGCAGGCGTCGCTGGCGCTCTATCCTGCCACCGGCATCGTACTCAACGAGGCCGACTGGGCCCGCATCGAACTGACCAAGACCACGGACGGTGCGTACCTGTTCGCCAACCCCCAGGGGACGGTGGAAGCGCGCCTTTGGGGGCTGCCGGTGGTTCCGACCCCGGCAATGGCAATCGACGCATTCCTGGTGGGGAACTTCCAAGTCGGCGCGACGCTGTACGACCGCATGGGCGTGGAAGTGCTGATCTCCACCGAGAATGCCGACGACTTCGAGAAGAACCTGGCCACGATGCGTGCCGAAGAACGCCTCGCGCTAGCAGTGAAGCGCCCCGCAGCCTTCATCTCTGGCGACTTCGGCCTGGTGTCCTGACAGTAGGCCAGCGCCGCTAACGGGGCGGGGCGCGGCTTTGCTGTCTGCGCCCCGCCTTTCTGGAGAGACATCATGAAAATCAAAGTGCTCCGCCACATGCTGGTGGATTCGAACATCACGCCGAGCCGGCCGGGCGCAATCGTGGACGTCGACGACGATGTGGCCAAGGAACTGATCGCCAACGGCACGGCCGAAGCGGCCACCGGCGGAAAGAAGGGCGAGGACGCCCAAGACGAGAAAGCCGCGCCGACACCCGCGAACAAGAAGGCGCAGGAACCGAAGAACAAGGGAGCCTGACATGCCGATCCTCGCTATCGGCATAGTGAAGTCGCACCTGCGGGTCACGTGGACGGACGAGGATCAGTTGATCGGTATCTACCACGCGGCGGCTGAGGGCGCCGCGATGTCATTCCTGAACCGGAAGGTCTACAGCGACGAGGCTGCGATGGCTGCAGCGGTTGAAGCCGGTACCGCCGGCGACGACCCGATGGTCGCGAACGCTGAATTCCACGCTGCGGTGCTGCTGACGGCTGGTCACCTGTATGTCAACCGCGAGCAGGTCGTGCTCGGCGTCACGGCGGTGGATTTGCCAATGGGCGCGCGCGACTTTCTCCAACCGTACCGCGTGGGGCTGGGCGTATGAGGGCCGGCCAGCGCAGCGAGCGCGTAGAGATTCAGCGCCCGGCCGATGGCCAGGACGAGTTGGGCCAGCCGACGATCGGCTGGGTGACCGTCCGGCCGGCGTGGGCCAACATCCTGCACCGGAGCGGCATCGAGGCGATCCGTTCCGACGCGCCGACGTCGATCGTGCAGGCCAGCGCGCGCATTCCATGGCCAGCGGCCGAGGGCGTGACCACCGCTATGCGCATTCTGTGCGCCGATGGCACGGCATACGGGATCAAGGCGATCCTGCCGGACCGCGTGAAGCGCGAGTTCGTCGATCTGGTCTGCGAAACAGGTGGCTCCGATGGCTAACTCCGCTGAGAAGGTGGTTGCGGAAGCCCTGAAGACGATCGCCGGGCTCAAGATTTTCCCCGACGTGGCGCCCACCGGAACGGTCGGGCCTTACGTCACGTATCAGGCCGTCGGCGGTCAGGACGTCAACGGGCTGGACGGACCCGCTGACCTGGAGAACCAGCGCATGCAGATCACAGCGTGGTCGCCGACTCGCGACGCCTCGCGGGAAACCATGCGTGCCGCGCGTACGGCGATCGCGGCGGCCGGCGGCATCCCCATTGGCGCGCCGGTGAGCCAGTACGAATCGGACACCAAGCTGTACGGGAGCCGGCTGGATTTCTCGGTTTGGTTCCGGCCCTGATCGATTGATTTTCCCTCGCCCGCCCTGCGCGGGCATTTTCATTTGAAGAGGTCAACATGCCATCTACCGCAATCTCCGCGCAGGGCTCGAAACTGGAAATTTCCAGCACCGCAGGCGCGGCCAAGACCCTCACCGCCATCGCGCTGGGCTTTCCGACAATTCTGACGTCCGCTGCCCACGGCCTGTCGAACGGTGACGTCGTGACCCTGGCCGGCCTGACTGGCGCCGACGCGGCGCTGCTCAATGGGCAGACCGTGGTGGTGAAGAACAAGACCCCAAACACGTTCGCCGTAGACATCGACACGACAGGCAAGACCGTCACCGCCGCCGGCAATGTCACGCCGCTGAATTGGACGAAGATCGAGAATCTGGTCTCGTTCAACGGCTTCGATGGCCAGGCCAGCGAACTGGATGTGACCGATCTTGACTCGACGGCCAAGGAATTCATGCTCGGCCTGCAGGACTGGGGCACCTTCAGCTTCGATGTGAACCGGGACTTCAACGACGCTGGCCAGCAGGCGGTCGATGCAGCGAAGCGCGCGGGTTCGCAGAAGTCGTTCAAGCTCACGCTGCCCAACGGCAAGACGAAGACCTTTAACGGCTACGTGAAGAACAGCCCCTTGGAAGGCGGCGTCGATCAGGTGCTGAAGACCTCGGGCGTGACGCTGCGCATCACTGGCGACGTGGTGGACGCATAACATGGCCCTCTTGTCGAAAGCAGCAATTCTGGCCGCCGTGGACCTCCAGTCGGAAGATGTGGAGGTCCCAGAGTGGGGTGGCACGGTGCGTGTCGCCATGATGTCGGGCAAGGCGCGCGACGAGTTCTTCGGCCGCCAGGGCGAGGACAAGGTGCCGTATAGCCAGTTCGCGGCGAGCGTGCTGGTGGCCACCGTTATCGATGAGGACGGCAATCCGGTCTTCGACGAGACCGATGTCGAGGCGCTGCGCGCGAAGAGCCAGGCCGCAATGGACCGCGTGCTGGCAGTGTCGCTGCGGCTCAACGGTATCGGCCCGAACGCCGCGGAGGCTGCGGAAAAAAACTCCGGCGCCGCCCCGAGCGGCGATTCTGGTTCCGGCTCGCCCTCGCCCTCGGAAAGTCAGTAACCGAGGCACAGGCGACCATCGACGCGGCCGAGTTCAACGAATGGATGGCGTTCTACCGGCTGGAGCCGTGGGGCAGCCACTACGACGACCTCCGGGCCGGCGTGGTGGCGTCGATGATAGGCAACGTCCACCGCGACCGGCAGAAGCAGGCCACACCGTTTGGAGACCTC